TATATAATCATCTTGCCAGCTAGGATAGGCCAATAACCACTCCAGCACTAGCGTGTCTTTCTGCTCATCAGACAGATCGATAATATCGCCTTGAAAGTTATCGCCACCATATATCAGCGAGTCTATATAATCTTTAACTTGTTGTTTCATGTGGAACCCTTCGTTTTTTTGAATGTTTGCCAATCTTGCCTGATGTTTACTAAACTGTCAACACTTTATTTCGCCGATGCGCCATTCTTGTTCTTTTATCTGTTCTTTAAGGTCGCGAGCAAATTGGATAACTTCTTCGCGGTCAAACTTAGGCGATGCCCTCCATGCCAGTCGCTCCATAGCTTTAACCCTGCGCTCACCGTGATAGTCAACCATCCATTGCCTGTAGCGCAATACATAGTGTGCCTGCTTCATGCCCCACAAATTGCAACTGGGGCACTGTGGATTGCAATTCGGCTCGTACAGCTTAAAAACCGTTCTGCCCCTAGGTATAAAGTGGCCGCCCTGCATGGATTTATAGTGATCTATTTTGCCGCAGGTAACGCACTGGCAGTATCCGTGATCATCCGATGCCTTTAGCCTTACAAGTCGCTGCAATAGCTTTGCTGCTTTTTCTACTTCCTGCGCAACTGTAGATTTTCTTTTAGTTTTCTTCGCCATATTCAAGCTCAAGTAATAATTTACAATAGTGGATAGCTTTTAAGACATCTTGTTTCTTATTCTTTGCTTTGTGTCTCATAATGTACTTAATTACATTAGCTTCGATAAATGGCACGTTATTTGCGTGGATAAACTCTATCGGCTGGATTGCCATATTTTTATAATGACTGCCGCCTTCTTGCTGATTAAGTGCGCTCAATGTGCTATTACCTCATCCTTCAATTCAACTTCATCAGGCATTTGTAAATCGCATCGTGTGCATAGACCGTAAGCATCGCCATCAGAACCAAGCCAATAAGTAAGAGGAAGAGCGCAATCCTCACAAAATAAGCGAGTAAGAGTAATGGTGCGACTAGGAAATTCAAAAACATTGCTCATCCCTCCACCTTAATTTTTACCCGCGAATCTTCTCCGCTGTCTTTGTGATATACAACTGCCGTCATAGAACGCTCTGCTCCGTAGCCGCTGTCGCTATGCCATTGGTCTGTCGCCGTCAGGCTGCCCCAGTGTTCAAAGTGCATAGAACCCACCTCTCTGGCGGTGTGGTGGTGGATATGCCCAAGGTGGCAATAACGGTTCTTTGACTCTGCCCATTCGTCGTCAAGGTTCTTAATCACCGTCTGTAGAATCTGCTCGTGTTTGATGCGGTCGCCATGGTGGAACACGAATAGATTGTTGTGCCATTGATAGGATATAAATTTGCTGTAGTTCTGTACAATCTCAACCCTTGGCTCTTTGCTGTATAGCAACTCTAGGCAGCTTGATAGGTGACAGGCCATATCGTAATCGTGATTGCCGCGTACATTAACCACAACCACTTTCTCGTGCGTCTGTAGCATCTTGTCGATTAGGACATTAAACAGCCTGCCTGCCAGCTTGAAGGTCTTGCCGATGCGTGTGTCTACGTCTACCGGCGTCCCCTTGGTTGTAGTATTAAAACTACTATCAGCGTGAAAGAAATCACCAACGTTCAAAAGCACTCCAGTCCCAGCGTTTCCAACTCGATTAGCCAGCCTATCGGTTGAATCAATCAAAATCTGGGTCGCTATTTTTACATCCCAGTCATCGTCATCAACTTTAGTTTCTGAATCTGCAAGCATCCCGAAGTGATGGTCGCCTATCATATACATGGCTAAGTAATCTTCGCTCACTTCAGCAGGGGCAGGAACAGGCGGTTTAAATCCCTGAATATCATCTTTAACGCCCTCAATCATTAGGTCAAGGCGCTCTTTAAGGCTTTTCTTTTGCGGCTCTTGGATCACCCATTGCAGGGCTACTGAGCCATCTTCTTTATATGCTGTGGATACGCGCTTGGCATCAAAGCCCTCGGCGGTCTGGTGTACTAAACTGCGGTGCGGTGCGACTCCCTTTGCTGCGGCATATCCCTCAATGCGCTTCAGGGTCTTATCAACTACGCGCCGGTTAATCCCAAGTGCATTGGCTGCTTTAGTATTTGAGCCATGCTGAATAATCGCATCTAATACACGCAGCTGAGATTCACTTCTTGCAAATTCCTTTAATGTTCTAGGGTCTATTTTATCCATTATTCCACCTGCTGTTGTTTTAGTTTTCTATATTCGCTCTGTGGGTCAATCGGCAAATTAAAGCCTAAGTCAAAAGCCCACTCATAAACCTGATTAAGAAAGTGGTGCATCTCACCAGAATCTAAACTGCTGGTCTTTCTTAGCTGGTCTTTTATGATTGTCTTTCCCACCTTGATTTCTTCAGTGCCAAGGAATAGCTGTTTTAGTAATAGCTTAACATTTTCTTCAGAATAAGATGCGTCACGCTTATTAACTGCGGCGCTAAGGTATCTGCACCAAGCATGAAACATAGCGTTTTGGGAGATTGTGCGGGGGTTGCTGTAAGGCTTTAAAATAATAGCGCAAGGCTTTTTATAATCCCAATCTTTCAGGCGGTCAGCAATGTACCTAAGCCGAATTTCTATCTCTTCGGCTCGGTACACTTTTACACTGTCAGCATCGCTCAAACTAATGCCCTCGAAAGCCACTTTTGACTTAAAATATCTTCGGCAGACTCTAACCTCGTGATAAACGGCTTGTCGGCATCGTTGTTATAAGCTGCCTTAGCCATTCTTAAATCATAATCAGTGATAATCTTGCACTGTTTAGCACGAAGCCTGCTGTGCAGTGTCTTGGCGTTAATACCTGCGACCTCAGCCATATGCGGCAAACTATACTTTTCGCCTGTTTTTAGACCTCCAGTCTTGCCTGCAAATAGATACTTTTGGGGGATTTTGTGGGGTGGGTTCTTTCGTCGATCACTACGCACGCTTAAGTTCCTCCCCGCCATCATAATAAAAACCATACTTTGTCAAAAAATACTGCTTTTGAGAATCACGTTCTTCTAGCTCACACCATGTTATGTCGGTAAGGGACATATTGATTGACCTGCCGCGAATTGAACCTTCAGCAGATCCAGCTGCCTTGTGTTTGGCCGCATATGGTGAAACTCCGCCAGTCGCTTTGGTGCGCTTGAGCCAAGAATTTATAAACTTAGTCATGCCGCCTTTAGTTTTTCGGTTTTTAGGATTTGAATAGAGCCATATTTCCATGGCATTTAGTTCTTGCTTAACAAGTTCATCACCGTAATGCTCGACCAGTTTTTGGTAAAAGTCATCAGGGACAGTGTAGGCTTTACCGTCATTTAATAGCATATTAAGCTCCCATCAAGAAATATCTTGACACAGTGCATTGCTCATCAAACCGATTAGTCACTTTTATGCGATGTGAGAGTATTGGATTTCCCTCAGCTTTAAGCTCATAAATTCGAGTAGCTAACTGGGTCACGCCTAGTTCTTGATAGGCTTCTAATGATGTGATCGTGTTACCACTTTCAAGGTGTTGCAGGATGCGTTCTTTCTGGCTCATTGTTCTTTCTCCTTTGGTTCGCGCTAAGCGCTCACCGACTTTTTGAATGAATTTTTTTAAATTATTTTCTTTGAGATACTTTAACCCTTTTACTTGTCGCCAAGTAAATTTTTAGTTAAGAGGGCTAAAGCAGCTCTTCGGTATAATTGTTATCGTATCGAATATTTAATCTATCCTGAAGCCAGTACCGACTGGATTCAAGGGCTATGTGAAGAGGGTCAACTTCGTCTTTGGGGTTTAATTTAAAATGGTTCCCCAACCTCTAGCCCGATAACTTGCTGAAGTATTATCTATATCAACTTGATTGTAAACACTAATTTAAAACCCTAAGCGAAAAAAAGTGATAATGTCTAAATTTAAGGCATTACAAATATGCTGCATAGTGTGCAGCTTCATATTAGGCTGCGTTCTCCACCGTATAACCTGCTGTGGGCTTGTCTTAGCGATCCTAGATAGTTCTGCGTTAGATATGCCAGCATTTGATTGGGCGGCTCTAACAGCCTTTCCTGCGTCTATAAGTTGCATATTATTATTCCAGTTGTGATATATTGTTATTGACCGGCTAGCGCTGGTCTTTCTCCTGTTGGTTCCCCCCCGCGAGGGGGGGATTTAACTCTAAAACGGTATATCTTCATCAAACTCGGCAGTATTAGACTGCACTGCTTTCTGTGCTTGCGCCATGCCTTGCTGCTGGGCTTCATCTTTTGCGCTGAACTTCAGGCTCATGTACTTAGTGCCTGTCTTGCTGGTATTAACCCAGCCGCTTACCCAGTATTCTTTGCCGTCAATCAGTGCGCTACCTTTGCGGTCAGGGTGTGTCTCCGATTCTTTCTTGTCGTTCACAAACATCGCGCCGCTGTTATCTTTCTGCTCGTATGTACTCATTTTTTTTCTCCAGTTATTGTGCTGTTCTAAATTCAGGGGTTTTCATTGTGGCGCGTTCTTGGGTAGTGAATACGCCGCCTTTGCTTGGTGCCTTCCAGAGTAGCTGCTTCTCTGTATCGCTTAACTCTTTCCATGCTTCGTTAGCTGTGGACAGGTCGCCAGTTGCCAGACCGTCCTTGATAGCCTTAACGCTTGGCATCAGGTCGATAATGGAATCTTCGTAGCTTTCCTGCTCGGCCTTCTTAACTGCCTTGTCGCTTCTTAGCATTGCCGCTTCTGCGTCATCATCTACTTGCGGGATTCCAGCCATGGCAGCCAATCCGTAGCGTCTTGCGTAGGTAATACAAGATCCGCCAGATTGCGGGTCGCGCTTAACCATCGGCAATAAAAACTCTTGTTCTAACCACTGACCAGAGCAGTGCATCAGCCTTGTGCAAACTCCTACACTGTTATCAGTGCTGATAGGGAACTGAACGTAGCTGAGGCCATTAGCCGCAAACGGCTCTTTAATTACCTGCATAACGTCCGACAAGTTCGCGTATTTAGATTTAAAGAAAGGGTTGCCACTGCCTTTGACTGCTCCCCCCATAACTGCTTGCGCTACGCATAATGCGGTTGCAATTTCGTCAATTTTTTCGCTTGAATACATATTTTTCTCCAATTATTGAATGGTTATGATACTAAAAAGTTAATGATGTGGTAACACTTTTGTCAGGGTCAGCGCAATTAGCTGATGCGCACTCCCCTGCTGCGGTCAGCGAGCCGTATGCGTGATAGTATTCATCCGGCATATTATCTCGCGCCGGGTTGTGCATGGCGTAGTCTTTCTCTGCCAGCTCGTAAAAGTAATTTTGAAAGTCGGTAGTAAACATAATGCCTCCTGAATGCCCCCTAAGGGGCGTTTGAATTAGCTTTATTTTAGAATTGGGTGAGTAAAACCCTTGGTGCTGTAATACTCTATTAGTATAGAGCGCACAACGGAAACACTTGAGTTATAAATATTGGATAGGTTAGCGATGTTTAAGTCACTATTGTTTAGATGGATATTTAAAAGTTCGTGCTTAGTCATGTTTTTGCCCTGCGTTGGTTTTTGTATGTAGGAGCATTATCTATTATGTTTACTATAATGTAAACACTTTAGACAATAAAAAGCCCAAATTAATGGGCTTGGTTTAATATGCGGCTAGTTTGGGTAGTCTAGCACCGCATATCCGGCCATTTCTAAACTAATATGTCCAGATAGCAGGACAGGCAAACCCATCTTCCTCAGTGCAGCCATCAAGGTGAATAAACCTCGTGCGACCTTTCTGCTTTACGCCGATGCGCTGGATACCATGCTTCTGAGCCACCCTAATCAATTCTAAGGCGTTTTCTCCGCTAACAAGTATGTCTACCGCTTTTCCAGTTGAATGCGCTCCTGCCTTATCTTTGCGCTGTTCTATTGGGTGTTGCGGACTGCGGTATGCACTGCTGATTGGAAAGCCAAAGCCACACTCTTTACGGATAGCGATCAGAACCTTTAAAAAGTCAGGATCAAAGCCGCTTTCTCCGGTGTGCTTGCAGGCCAGTTCTTTTTCTGTGAAATATACTACTTTCTTTTTAGCTGTCATTTTTTAACCCTTTCAAAAGTTCTCAGGCCACCTAGCCCTAACATACCCATCAAAACTGGAAGCATAGTCGCCGTGTCGGCCTGTGGAATGTCTACGCCAAAACCTGCGGCAAGTGGTGAGATTAAAAAGTTTACTCCGAATCCAAGCACGCAAACCCATCCTGTAGCTGGCCGCCATCCCGCTTGGAACCAGTTTCCTTTTGCTTCTGCCTTGTTGACTTCGATCTGAGCCAGTGCAATCGCCTGCGCGTGTCTCTCTGACATTGTAGCGATCTCGTGCGCAATCTTCTGTTTAACGTCAGCATCAGGTATAAACTTGTCCAGTAGTCCAGTTACAGGGGCGATTAAGGCGTTTACTAGGCTCATTGGAACATCTTCCCGACTACAAATAAACCTATAATCAAAGGGTATATGCCCCAGATCATCATCTCAGCTTTCTTAAATCTCTCAGAGCCGTCATTTAGTCGGCGCTCAATGTTTGCATATCTGATCGCACATTCTTTCTCGTGCCCTTCTAGTTTAAGTAAAGCCTCTTTTACTGTAGCCATTATCGTTTCACCATTAATATCAAGCCATAGATCATAATAGGAATCACTGCTATTGCTATGCCAATAACGGTGACAAATGTTTTTATCATATTAATTCTGGTTCGCCGTACCGCCAACAACCTGCGAGCTTCAGCTTCTCTTTGCCGCTTGCACTCAGACTGAAAGTTTAGCCAGTCGCTATACATATCAGCACGACC